CCGCCAGCTCCGGCGCCACCGGGAGCCCCATCAGCATCGGGTTCGTCTGCTGGATTACCTTGCGCATCGCGTCGGCCTTCGGGTGCGAGCTCATCTGGAGGTACTGGTCGAAGGTGATCCGCGCGTTCTGGAGGTGCTCCTTGAGGTCCTGCTCCCACAGCTTGCGCGTCGTGGCCGTGTCGCGCACGTCCTGGATGACGATGTCGTAGTCGATCCCACGCACCGTCTGCGGGTCGAAGGTCACGGCCTTCTGGCTTTTGGGGCCTTGCAGGTGGCGCTCGTCGTAGAACTGGAGGACGACCTGGAGGGCCTTCCGGTCGCGCTTGCGCCGCGTCGCGTAGAAGCTCTCGAAGTATTCGAGCGTCGAGGTCTGCCCTTGCTCGATCTGCGCCGCGTACTGGCTGGCGGTCACCTCCCGTTCGGGGGCCTGCCCCTGCACGGCGCTGTTCACGCCACTGATCTTTTCCATCCAGTCGCGCTGCTGCCCCAGCCAGTTGAAGATCCCGGCCGGGATGCTATTCGCCGTGATCTGCCTGGGCATCTGGTCGTGCTTCTTGGAGGGCTCGTACTTGATCGCGCCTCCCATGCGGGTCCACTCCTCCGCGAAGTCGTCGATGTCCATATCATCAGGGATCGCGTCCCGGGGCACCATCAAGAGCCCCTTCGCCCCCACGCCGAACATGAAGTCAATCGAGGCGGTCATCCGGTTCATCAGGCGCTGCGGGTCGATGATGTCCTCGACCATGCCCCAGTGCTCCCCGTCCAGCATCGTCGGGAAGCCCAGCGTGTAGGGGTGCTCGTCGTGCCAGTAGGGGGTCTCCCCCTCCCACAGGACGTGCCCATCGGGCGTGAGGTAGTAGACGTGCCAGACGTCTTCGTACTCCTCGTCGACGTCGAGGAGCGGCACGCTGGGGAGCCCGTTGGCCATGGCCACCTGCTTGCGCTCCTCGTTGATCGACCGGATCTCCGCGTCGGACAGGTCGGTCTCCTCGTAGGTGCCGTCCAGCGGGTCGTGCACGTAGCGCTTCCACTCGTGCTCCTTTTTCCAGACCTCCACCACGCGCGCCTTCTCCGGCTCATTCGGCCAGTACCAGCTGAGGCTATCGGCCTGCTCGAAGCCCTCGTAGCTCGCCCCGGTGAAGCCCTCGACGTGCGCCGGCTGGATCTCCGCGTATAGCTCGCGCAGGTGCTTCTCCTCCACCGGATCATCGGCGAACTGCTGCACGATCTCGTCGAGGGTCCAGTCGTGGATCTCGCCGATGAAGCGCAGATCCTTGCCTCGCCGGTCGTTCAGGTCGGGGTTGTAGAAGAGGCGGTTCTGGTTGACCGGGTCGATCGAGACCTCATCGCGGTTGTGCACGCTGTCGTACTCGGCGTGCACCTTCCACCCGAACGCGCCCGCCAGGAGACACTCCAGAAACTCGTCCGCATCGACCTCCGAGACGTCGTTGAAGTCGTGCGTCACCTCCAGGGCGACGCCCATCTGCTCCTCGGCGCCCTGGTCCTCCCGCTCGCGGGCCACCGGGAGCGGGTCGGCATACCCCTGTCGGAACTGCCCGCGCAGGTTCTGCACGATGGGCCGGATCTCGTTCATGACCCACGGGACGCGCCCCTGCTCGCGCAGGCGCTCGGCCTCATCGACCGTTTCTCCGTCGGCGTCGGTGTTGGACTCCCACTGCTCGCCGTAGAAGTAATCACTGGCGCGGCGCCGGCGACGGCGCGCGTCGTGGCGCGCCTCCCAGGCGCGCCGAGCCTCCTCGACCAGGTCGTGCATCTGCTTCGGCTTCCTGTCGCGGACGACCTCCATCATGTCGGAGGTCGTCTCGGGCACGCCCGCCGGCATCGGCACCTGGCTGGGCGGCTCCGGCGGCGCCCCAGGAAATCCCTGCAAGCCTCCCTGCTGGGGGAGGCCAGCTTCCTGCTGAAGGCGTTGCCGGCGTTGGGGGCTGAAGGGCACAGGCCGCAGAGGGCGATATTCGCCCAGTAGAAGCGGGTAAAAAAGGCTTTTCCTTGCGAACGTGCCCCGCAAGATGAGCAAGCCCAGTGACCCTCTGCGCCCGCGCAGCCTGCGGCTCTGTAAGGTGCAGCGGCACGCCCCCTCCCTCACGCGAACTCCGCTGCTCCCCCGCGCCGCTTGCGGCGCTTCCTCTTGATAGGCACCTCGCGGCACGGCTCCATGTACTCCAGGGCCAGCCACACCGCCCCGGCGGTGCTGATCACGCGGTCGTCGTGCTGGCCCTCCACAGCGCCGTAGCTGCCGCGCTCCTTGCGCTCCAGGTAGTCGAACTCATCGCAGGCCCGCGCGTCGCGTTCGATGTACTCCTCATCGCGCATCGCGCCCTTGTGCGCGTTGAGCATGAGCATCTTCGACTGCTGGTTGGTGTGGAAGCCCAGCTTCCTCCGCGCGTCGGCGTCCTTGTCGGGGTCGGTGCGGTAAAAGAGGTTGTCGTAGTAGTCCCGGATCGCGTGCAGGACCGTGTAGCTGTGATCCGAGTCGAAGCCGCGCGTCTCGTCGCCGTGGTCTCTGCGCAGGCTGTTGACCTCCACCGCCAGAAGCGCGTCGTCATACCATCGCGCCAGGCGCGCGGCCTCCCACGCGAAGAGGTCCTGGTCGAGGTGCCCATGCCACACCGCCACCGTCTCGGGCACGCCATGCCAGATCATCGGCAGCCGGTCGATCACCTTGACGGTCGAATAGTCCGCCTGGTCGGTCGTCCCGCCGACGTCGGCAAACGCCGCATAGCGGCGGGGGTAGCGGTAGCCCTCGCGCTCCAAGTCGCCGCCCGACTCGCCGGGGTGCTGCCACACTTGGAGGAAGCCCCGCGCGCCGGGGATGAACTCGATGCCGGTGAGCGCGTCTTCGCCCTTCTCCCCGTCGGCCACCAAGTTGCCAATCTCTGCCGGCGGGCAGGTGTGCTTGCGGGCCTTTTTGACGTAGGGCTTCGGGTAAAAGCGGCTGCCAGAAGACTGAAAGGCCTCGTCGGGCGTCGAGGGGTACTCGCTCTTCCGGCGCCACTCCTCGTCCATGCCCGGCTCCTGCTGGCGACGCCGGTACCACTCGATCTGCTGGAGGCTGGCGCCCTCGTGCCACAGCACGCCCCACTCGTACTCGTCCAGGGTGTCCAGATAGCGCTCGGGCGTGGTCGGGAGTTCGGCCTGGTTCTCTTCGTTGTCGAACCAGGCGACGAAGAAGGGCTCGTAGCCGCCCGCATCATCGGGGTCCTCGGCCGGTGCTCCTTCCGCCGGACGGAAGCTTTCCTCTGGGCCGAAGCCGCCCGCGGCGCCGTCGGAGCCCCCGGCCCTCTCCTTCTCGAGCTCGCCGTTGGCTTTCTGCCACATGCGGTGGAAGAAGTTGCCCACGCCCTTCGCCGTCGATTCGATGACGCAGAAGGTGTAGGGCGCGTCCACCAGGGCGCCGGACAGGCTCTGCGCGAAGCTCTCGGCGTTGACCTGGGCGGCACTCTTCCAGAGGCCCACCTCGCTGAGGTGAAGCATCTGGTAGGTGTAGGAGCGCACCGCGTCGGGGCGCTCCACGCTGCCCACGCCCATGATGCACTCGCGCTCCTCGACGTAGCGCGTGTTCTGGGAGCCCTCGTAGGGGCGGTGCGTGACCGCGCCCACGTCGGCGGGGTACTTGTCCGCCGCCAGCGTGTACATGCCGCGGATGCGCTTCGCGGCCCCCTTGTCCTGCGCGCACACGAAGCTGTTCCAGTGCTTCTTGTGGCGCTGCTGTATCCACATCATGTACAGCTGCGTGGCCGTCGAGCCGCCCCACTGACGCGCTTTCAGGAGCACCAGGCGGATCGGCTCCCCCGCCAGGCGCTGGCGCTCAAAGGACCTTGCCAGCTCGCGCTGCGGGCGCCGCAGGATGAAGGGCTGATGTCCCTCCGTCTTCGTCTCGATCTGAATGCAGACGGCCGCCCAGAACGAAAAGTCGTGGTCGTAGCGCAGCTCCTTGAGCGCCGCCTTCGCCTCCCGAAAGGAGATCCCCACGTCCTCGGCCATGGCGGCGAGGCTGCCGGCCTCCAGCGCCGCCTCCACGACCGCCTCGCCGCGCATGGTGTCGGGCAGGAGCCAGGCCCGGGTCTCCTCGTCGAGGGCGAGCGCGAAGCGCTGGAAGGGCTCCTCCTCCCGCTCCAACTGAGGGTCGCCAATGGCGCCGCGCCCGCTGATGGGGTCGAAGCCGCGATTCAGGCGGCGTTGCCTGCGCCGGTTCTCTTTGAGGATCTGCTCTTTGTCCTGCTCGATCTCCATGCCCTGCCTTTTGACACTCTGTCAGAGCGCGGGTCGTAGATGAGCTCCTCGCCGGGCTGGGCGTTGATGACGGCCAGCTCCTCGCCCGGCGCGCTGGCGACGACGGTGAGGACGCGCCCGGCACAGCCGTAGGCGCGCTCCTCCAGCCACGCGGGGAGCGCTCCCCGGCTCTCGTCGGGGCGCCGGAGGGGGCTCCTGTTGGTCCATCGGCAGGGCGCTGGCATCGCTCTGATAGTCGCCCATTCCAGCTACTGGGCCTCTTGGGCGGCGGTGTTGCGAAAGATCTGCGCGAGCTGTGGCGCCATCTCAAAGCGCTCCTCATTGTGCTCGATGCTCGCCATCACGTCGCCGTCGTTGTGCCGCTCAGCAGCCGCACGCCAGTCGCAGAACATTTCCACCAGGTCAGCCAGCGTCATCCCGTCGATGCCGTCATCGTAGTGCTCCGGGTGGTGGCTGTTCTCGGCGTAGTGGTGGTCGAGTGCCACGCCCAGCTCTTCCAGCTGCTCGTGGTACTCGTCGCTGCCATACGTGAGCTCGTCCAGCTTGGCGCCCACCTCCGCGAAGATCGACGCCTCCGGCTCTTCGAGTTTGCTCGCATCGTGTTTCTGCGAGCGATGCTCCAGCTCCTT